ATGCCATAGAGCACTTCTGTAGTTCTCTCTTCAACCGACTGCGGCCGATTTGAGCCTACTACGACCAGCGGCGGTCGCTTTGAGTCGTCTGGAGTCCTAGTCATGGCTTTTCGAGTCGTTTGGTGGGGAAAGAAGACCCCGGGAGAGAGTGGCGGTGGAATCGCGTGAAAAAAAATTCGATGCCTTTGCGCGCTGAGCGAGTATGAATTCATCTGGCATCTTGTCTTGACGACTGAAGTTGCATCTCTTACAAGCTGCGACAAGATTATCCGGCTCATCTGTGCCACCTCTTGCCACTGGTATGACGTGATCGCACGTCGTTGCGTCTGCTCCGCACCAATAGCACTCATATCCATCACGTTGCAGTATCCGCAGTCTTATCTTCTTCCAGTGTGTTGAGTTCGCCTTGCGCTGGCTGTGCATCGTCATGGCTTAATGGTAGCCATTAGCTTTGAAGAATTCCCACGCCTTGCATGGAGTTGAGTATCGTCCAGCAATATAGCGAAGCGTCCAATCTATCTGACGATATCCATCGAGCTCTCTGTATTTTGTATTTCGCATCTGGCCAATTCCAAAATGTGAGCCGTTTCGTGCTTTTGGATTCCAGTGACGATTCTCTTTATCTATTAGCGATATAAAGCATCGAGTCTCTGACCAAGTAATGATCCTTGAATGTGCGTAGAGTTTGTAATGATCTGCATCTACTTTTGTGCCTATAGCTTGCGCACTTGGTATCGTCGTTTGTAAGAGCAAGCCTATGAATAGGCATAGCTTTCCCGTTAGCTGCATTCGCGCTTGCGAGCTCTCCGCCTCAGCGGCTCGCTTCACGCGATGACAGCGTAGCACGGCAGTCAAGGGCATCCGTAAATTGTGGATAACTTGCGCTCGTTTCTGGCGTGTCGTCCATAGGTTATCCACAGGCTGTTGACAACTCTTTTGACTTGAACACGCACCGCAAAGCAATTGATCATTGACATAAGTCTTGCGACCGCAACGCTGACATTCATCATTCATTTAGATCCGCCCCATCCTTTGCCCTTGAAGATTGCCGGAGTAGCTGACCAGACGCGCTTCATTGGAATCATGCAGCTCTCACAATATGGATCGCGACTGAGCTGATCTGTGATTGGTCGAGAGATTGTCATTCGAGAATCACACATCTCACATCTGAAGTCATAGTCTGCCATCACTGTGCATCCGCTCTACTGACCACACCAATCACACCGCATCCAAGACATTGGACGCAGAGATGGTCATCGCCAAGATTGAATTCAGTTAAGACGCCATGATTCTGCACCTTCTTCTCGACTCTGCACTCATATCGCAGCTGTTCCATAGGAGCTCCTTGTCAGATTTTCCATTGGTTGGAGATCGCGCATATTGACCCACCAAGAGTCTTGCGTGGCTTTCTTAAAGCGTGGACGCTTGGCCATGGCGACCGGAATCCATCCGATAATATGAAATTCTGGAGACTTGCCAGTGACCAGCACTGCCACATCTGTGATTCGATCATTCGGATAAATGATGAGATGAAATCCGTTCTCGGTGTGTTTGACTTCAAACTTGTCTCCCACATCAGCTTGAGTTTTCATCGTGTCTCGGAATGGATTGAATTCATAGCCGAGATAGTTGGCCACGATCCATTCTGCTTCCGTAGCTTGCGCGAGCTCTGTGACTCTTTCGTGGAAGTTCAAGCCTCGGTTGTAGCGTGGCTCTGATCCCATGATCTGCTCTTCTGTCGCGCATAGTCTGGCCAGAGCTGCAACGTGGCAGAGCTGTTGCATTTTCTGAGTCGATTTGTATTTCATCGAATCACTCCGCACTTGACGCATTCTTTCCATTGATGGTCGGACTTGTCCGTGATGTAAATCCAGACGTGCTTGAAGAAGCATCTCACTTGGCACACTCCCGACAGAAGAAGAGAATGTCTTGCTGGTCAATCCGCTCCATGACGCCTTCGATCTTAGGTGTTGGCTTTGAACACTTGTCGCAGTAATCCCACTCACCGATTCCGAATGCTTGAATCGCGCCCATGCTAGATCTGTGGTTTCCATGAGCCACCGCTTGTTATGACGTACCAGAGCGGATCACATTGAGAAGCTTTTGACTTCTCTGTGCAGCTGAAATTCGCCCATGCTTTGCCAGTCTTTTGGCTGGTACCTTCTCGCCACACGCGAGTACCGTGAACGCAGCGCGGAGCTTCGGCCAAGACTTCAGCTCCGATCTTGTCTGTAATTGCTTCAATCGCTGATCCGATATTCGGTACTCCGATGTCTTTTGAAATTGCCCATGGATCGACGTCAATCACCGGAGTCGAATTCTCGACTTGCTCCATATTCTGACGAGTAGGACGTGCATTGGATACACCATCCGGCAGATTGATCGCACCGAGTACGAGATTCAAAGCGCGTCCAATTGCAGAGCTGACTGTGTCTTCTACGTACCATTTTTTCATCTGGACGTTGTAAGTCGAGACGTGTCCGAATGCGTAATCGATACCGGCTGGCAGTGTGTCATCGCTTTGACGATAGACGCGAGCTTCTACCAAGATGTAGCCATCCTTGGCTGAAAAGTCGATGATCGATGTCTCTATGCGGCCGCTGCTGAAAGTCTTCTGGAATCTAGTGATGCGAGCGGCGATGTCTTCATATCCGTCTAAGAAGCTCATCGTGTTGACTCCTTGCTTGCGATGTGACGTGATACTGCGCGGCCGCGTAAGTATCCTTCACGCTGGCCATCTTTGAGTCCGATTGAATATCCGATCATTGTGAAGAGACCGATGGCCAAGATTATGGCGATCCACATCTGCACGAATTCGAATGTTGTCATGGTATTGCTCCCGAATCTGAGAGCCGCATTTCAGCTCCCTGCGGTAAGCGTGACGGATGAAGCTGACATCGTCAAGAATCGCGCTCGACTTTCGGCGTGTCTTCCGGCGATTTCGGCTTGTCTTTAAGTCCGTTTGATGCCAAGACTGATCCAAGAGCTCCAGTCAAGAAGATGGTGAGCGTTGATAGAAGCTCGATGAATGCTCTGTCATTCGGAGCTTGATCGCCTAGCGGCTGAGTTACGAAGATGAGCGCGTATAGCATTCCGGCAACTGAGAAGCAGAATGTGGCAGCTAGCACGACTCCGATGAATACGATGAGTCGAGCTTTGAGCTGCTCATTTGTGTAACGGTGCGGCTTCACGTGGATCGTATCCAAAGATGTCTTCTGTGCACGTACCTGACGCCTTGCACTGTGGCGGATTGCATTCTGGAGCATCCCAGTTTTTGAAGATTTGGCAGTCATATCTCGTCCATCCTTGGTAAGCGCACGACGACAGCGAAAGGACTAGCCCCATTCCAATCGCTGCCGCCAGTGCTTTCGAAATCACTTTCCCTTTGAGATCCCGAATGATGCGTCTGATGGATTTAAGAAACGGAGAATGACGGGCAGCACGGCAGCTAAGCCAGCCATGCCAATCGTCTTCGGATCTGTTACTCCGGCCATATAGACGGCCAGTGATGCGGCTAAGAATGAGCGAAGCCACGATGCTGCGATTGCTTGTATTTGTTTCATTTCTTTTTGTTACCTTTCTTGGGAGCTTCATCTGGAATCTCCACAGCTGGCAATTCTCCCGAGTAGGCGACAAGCTTCGGACGACCGAAGCCCACGATTTCTTTTCCGATGTTGCGACGCTTGATCATGACCATTCCGCCATTACGTTGATCTCCGGTGCCGGATGTGTTGCCTTCAACGCAGATTACCGAATTCACTCCAGCTTTGACGACGATGCCGATGTGAGAAATTTTGTCGATGCCATCATGCGGAAAGTCCATGAAGCAGAGATCGCCGACTTGCGGCTTGTCTGTGATCCAGCGGCCAATATCTTTTAATTTATTAGCTCCGGCAGCTGTTGAGACCATTGATGGAATCTTGACTCCGGCTTGATCTGCGCACCAATTGACGAACGATCCGCACCATGGCAAACCATCGGCTTTCATAAATTTACCGTACTTGGTCAGATTGTCGCCTTCTTCAATAGTGCCAACTTCTGCCAGTGCTACTTCGACAAGTCGAGCAGCTGTGCCAATGGGATACGTCATCCGAGTAGGAGCTTCGCTTGCTCTTCGGTGATGCCTAGTTGTGTGAGAAGAGCTGCACGATCCGTTGCTTTTGCGGCCAGTGCTAATTGTTCCGCTTGCGCCTCTTTTTCTTTCGCTAATCTTGCTTTTGTTTCTGCTGCGGTTTCATCGCGTTCAATGTCCACAATTTCGCCTGTTTCAATGTTGTGTGTGCGTTCAATGATTTTCATTAGTTGCTGCTTCCGTATACATAGACTGTTCCTGCATCTAAA